TTATTGGTCATTTTTTATTGTCCAGCCTTTTGTGGCGTTATAGTTGCTCAGAGTAAATAACTTTTCGTAATGACTAGCATACTTTGTATGACTATCACCATCAACAACAATATATGATATATCAACTCCTTTTTTAGGAATTATAAATTCTATAGGATAAATAACTTGAGCTACTGTAGTATTAATGTCATTATTGTAGATACAACCATAAAACATATTGTTTGTATCATTGTGGTCAAAAGTGCAAGTTATATTTTGTTTTACATCTTTTGCATTAAAGTTGATAGTCGTAGTGTTTAGGCTTGTATCAGTTATCATATTACTATTTTTTGATAATGCTTGAATTACATTTTTATCTGTAAAATCTATAGCTCCATCTTTGGTAACATTGGCATCTGTTAATGTCTCAAGTTTGGTAAACTTTAGTTTGCCACTACTGTTGTCTATATTTAAAATAGAATTATATTTTGGTGTCCATTCAAAAGTCAGAACATGACCTTGATTTTTTTGCGCTACATTAACAAAATTATTAGCTAAGCTATCGCTTGAACTTCCTCCACAAGCATTTATAACAAAAGCTAGACCTAAAGCACTAGCTATTAAAATCATTTTCTTCATATTTTCCCCTTAAGTTTGATATTATAACTATTGTATAGCTTTAGTTTTAATTTTAAGTAAAGTTTTTGAAGCAAAATGTAATAAGTCTTTGCTTTAGGGTTCTTTCATTGCAAAATCTTCGTTTTATTTTTAAAGGCAAAATGAAATCTCAATCTTTTATATTGCTTTGAGGTGTAATCAAATATTGATTTACGATATAATTTTAATATTAGATATGATTAGCCATTAAAAGGAAAGAATAATGAGTAAATTAGATAGCGTAAAAAGTAAAATAGATTTTTTGAAAATGTTTATAACAGCTCTAACCATAATGTTTTTTCTAATGTTCTTTTTATCTATGAGTATAAACAAACTAAGCGAGGCTCAATGGGTAATTTTTATAGTAGTTATAGTTTTTGATGTAGTAGCATTGGCAATATTAGGTAAAATGATAATGAAAGAAATCAATAAATTAGAAGATTTATAAAATATTGCTTTATTATTTGTGGTATATAAATAGTTAGTTTTTGAGATAGTTAATAAAATCTAAGAATGACCTGATAGTAATAAAAGATTAAAAGTCTCAAAAAGAAAGATACTATAAATATAATTAAAATATTTATCTAAAAGGCAACAATTATGATAAAAACAAGATTTATTTATCAAGGTTTAGCTTTAATTTTTGTGATGGGTTTGTTTAATGCTTGTATATACCAAACTTATATCAAACCATTTGACCCTTCGGATACAACTATAAAAGATGTTACCCTAAATACATGTTTAACCTTAAAATTTAAAAACAATCTTGATTTAAAAAACTTGAAAACTTTAACTAAAAAATATCTTAAAAAACATAAAATAAAAGTTTGTAAAAAACCAAATTTTGCAGTTCTTAAAGTCGTATCAGATATAGAGGATGAGACTTGCACAGAAAAATACAATATAGACTATACTAATATAAAATATGGAAATACTACAATAACTCCTCATCAAGAATGTTTAGGAGGTGGGAAAAAGATATATTTTGATATAGGTAATTATCGCTCTACAAAATATGATTTAAATTGGAAAGTTGAGCATAATAATGTGATAGATTCAATGATACAAAAATTAAAAAATAGCATAGAAGATAAAAAACTAAAGATTTTTGAATATCATTAATAATTAATAAAAAAACTGCATATCACTCAAAATAGTTTTGTGTCAGTTTCATATGTGTCTTTTAATTTTTTCTCCTTTTTAATCTAAACCCTTGCTTTTAAAATTTTAATGTTATAATTTGTTAGAAAAAGCAAATATTACTTTAAATTTTATTTCTTTGTTTCAAACTAAGTTTTTTGATGTTATAATTTGTTAGTATCTAACTTACTATTATACGACTTTTGAGTCGGTAGTTTCAAACTAAGTTTTTTGATGTTATAATTTGTTAGTCAGCAGTTCATAGAGATGAAGGACAAGAGCGAGAGTTTCAAACTAAGTTTTTTGATGTTATAATTTGTTAGTTATTTTGCTTTTTAGCTATTTTACCCTTTGAGCTGTTTCAAACTAAGTTTTTTGATGTTATAATTTGTTAGAGCAAATGCAAAGTCTTATATTGTGGGCTTTGTGAGGCTACAAACTAAGTTACTATTTCCACTTGTAAAAAAAGCGCAAAAACTTGCACATTTGTGGAAAAAATGCTAAAATGTACTTAACAAATTATAACATCAAAAAACCTCTGGTTGAAATCACAATGCAGGATAAGTACAAATGAAGTGGGGCAACTGACTTGTCATCCCCATCCTGCTCAAAGACACAAAATTAAATAATTTTTGTGTTTCTTTTACATAAATTACTTTTAGTATCTATTAAAATCTATCATTACAAAAATTTAAATACTCACATTGAAGGCACTTATTTTCTTTAATATCGCTATTGGGTAAAATGTCATTTATAAAATCACACCATAAGCAAGACTTATAAAATATATTAATGCCTTATGATAGGGTTAAGTAGTTTTATTTCATTTTTAGAATACACCATAATTATTTATTATTAGATATTTCATTTATGGCTTCTAAAATAATTTTTTGTTTACTTGCTGAAAAATCAGCAGAATATCTTATGGTAATTATTACATCATTATCTTCTTCTAGCACAGCAGTTGCTGGGGTTATTTTTTGCTCTTTTTCCTTTTTTATTCTAAGGTTTTTTGCACTAATTGCATTTCTTATGCCTCCAATGCAATCGGATAATTCTATTAGCCTAGAATCTGGTATTTTTGTTATTTCTTCTTGGTCTTTAAGATTTTGATTGTAGTTTATGAAATTCTCTATAAAATTTTGGAATTCTTTACTTTCATTTGAGTTAAAGCTTTTAATCGTAGAAAAATCAAAATTCTCAAATTCTTTTTTTATAAAACTTACAAGTATTGTGCATCTTTTGGCTTCAGATAAAAAATATGTTAAAGATTTTATTTTCGGTACGATTTTATTTATATTTTCTATGGAGACTTTATATATTTGCTTTGAATTGCTATCAATAGATAAGCAAGGGATTAAATCTTTTATTTTTAGTGGTAGAGTATTTTTGCTAAAAAATGGAATGGCTTGAATTTTATTATCACATAAATATTTTCTAGTTGTTATTTTTTCATTACTTACAACTTGCCAAGTATTTTGTCTTTTAATTCTAAAAGATGCACTTCCTGTAATTGCAAAGCTATAAATATGTCTTTTTTTAGCTCTTTTTCTTTTTGATTCTTTGAAAGAAAAAAAGTTTTTTAATGTCGATTCTAATTCTTTTTCATTTAGATTTTTTTTCTTTTCAACTATTGAAAATATATTTTTTGAATTTTTTAAAACTTTGTATAAGGCTTTAAAAGTTTTTATACTATCTTGTGGAATTGATTCTATTTTTTCAAAATCTAACAAAGCATTATCTTTTATAAATATATCTCTTACATTTTTTCTTGTAGTACAAAATCTTAAATCATCTAAAAACTTTAATGAGCTTAGACCTTTTTTATTTTTGCTATTAAAAAACTCTAAAATAAGATTTGAAGTTTTTGATACATCAATTTTTAGTACATCATCTTCTTTGATATCTTCAATATTTGAAGGATAATTTTTTTTATTTCCTTCACCCTTTTTTCTAATATTTTGGTAGATTAGATTATATTTTAATAGGGTTTCAAAATCTTTTTTAGTAATATTTTTTTTATAGCAACTTGCTGTTTGTTTTTCTTTGTTGATTTTGATTAAGTGGTATTGTTCTTTGTAAATAGTTGATTTAAACAATCTAAAAGAAGCTTCTTCTTTGCCATCACTTGTAATAAAAGTTTTATTTTTACCTAGGTTCTTGATACTTGAATCTTCAAGGTATATATCTTTAAAATTAAAAATAGGCTCCATTTCTGAAATGTTATTTTTCTTTTGGTGTTCTTTGCCTTTTATTCTTGCATTTGCAAGATAAAAAACCAACATAGCATCAATACAATGCGAATGTAAATTTTGTATTTCTTGTTTAGCTAACTTCTTATCATCTCTTGCTAATAAATTTCTTGTGCCTCTTACAAGCTCACAGTTTATCGTCTTTGAGTTTATGATTATTTGTTTTTGTTCATCTTCTGAGATAAAATATTTTGGATATTTATTTGCTAATTTTTCATATATTAGCTTAGCTAGTCTTTTTTGAGTACCATTTGTAATAGCTTTTAGTTTGTCTCTTTTGAGCAATTCAAGAGCCCAAGAAAAAACCTCTTTGTATTCTTTATCATTTTTCAAATACAAGGCATAGCGAAAAGCTTTTTGCTCTTTTAACTTTAAGTTGCCAAAGTTCGTATAAGTATTTATATTTTTATACACAGGTTCTAAATCTGTCTTGATAATATTTTTTATAGTAGTGATATCTTGTGAGCCGAAAATAATTCTTAGATGCTTTTCGTTTATTCTATCTAAGGGATATTCATAATCTCTTTTTTCTTGATTTGCCTTTGTACTTACATAAATCATATTTGCTTTAGAATTATAAATAGTTTTGCTTTGTGCTAGGATATGGTCATAATCTCCATCTACTATCCTTTCACCCAAATAGGGGCAAATATTTATATCTAATATATTTTTATCATTTTCAAAAATTTCTTTTTTATTATTTTTTATAGCTCTTAAATCTTTTTCAAAATTAAATCTATTTTCTTCTAATAATATTTCGAATTCATTTATATCTTTTAAATCTTCTTCTGAAATTTCTTGGCTTATTTCATAAGCTAGTCTTTCAAGTAGCATATCAAGCATGCCATCTATTGGCTTAGCTACATCAGATAAGAGTCTTTTTGCTATGACATTTCCATTTGACCTTGTTGCATTTTCTTCGGTGCAAATTTTACAAGTTTTCGCAAAACCATTTAAATCTTTGAATAAAATATCATACACTTGTCTCAAACAAAAAACAAACCTTGAAAAATCATCATCTTTATTTAAATTTTCAAAATCTTCTAAAAAGCTTGTTTTTATTTCCATTGTTGTGAAAATGTCTTTTATTCCTAAAAAATGCAATCCTAATTTACTAACTATTTTTTCAATCTCTTTTGTAAAATTCATTTTATTTTCATCACTACTTTTGTTTTTACAAGCTATGAATGTATTTTTAAAATTATTTTTATATTGGCTAGCTTCTTTTGAAATAAGTTCTAAAAATATCACTAAGCCTTTTGTGTTTTTTAATTTATCCAAGAAAATATCTGCTTCTTCTTCAGTGAAATCATAAGAGAAAATAGGCTTTAAGAGCATATGTTTTACATTGTTTTTGTAAGGAGTATTTTTAGAACATTTTTTAAAAAGTGAATTGTTGATTTTGTGAATACCTGAGATGATTTGAGTTTCTTCTTTATAATATTTTTTTGCAAATTCTTTTAGATTTTCATAAACCTTGATGCCAAAAACTCTTTTAAAAGCATCTATGCAAGTAGGAATAGATTTTTTAAACACATTTCTAGGATTTAGTTCTTTTGATGTTATTTCTTGTGTAGAATCAAGAATTCTTTGGATAGATACAGAATAATCTAAACTTTTATTGAATTCTCCCGTTTTGTTATCAATTCCTAAAATATTTGAAAAATTGTCATTTTTTAGAATTATATCAATAACACTTTTTAAATCATCGCTTATAATCTCAGGATTTACAAGTAAAGAGTTACATTTGTAAGTTCCTCTGTTGTTCATGTCTTCATAAGGTGGAATGGTATGCTTAGGAGGGCAAGATGTCAAAAAGTCTTTTAGGTTTTTGTTCTCTTTATTATTTTTTGGATTAATGCTTATAAAATTATTTAAGTTTTCTCGTCTTTCTTTTTCTTTTAGACTTTTGTAATGAAAGGCTTTGAAGTACTTTTTTAAAATTTCAAATTTATTTTTATTTGATTTAGCATTAAATACTTTTCTAAGCATTCTTAATTGAAGATTTGAAATATTTCCTACAAGATTATAAAAACTCTTTTTGTTTTCTATAAAATCTAATTTCATTATTTCTTCATATATTTCATCTAAATATTTTTCTCTTGGCTTTGCTCCCGTTTCTAATTCTTTTTGAGAACTTCCTAAAAAGTCTTTTATATCTTTTAAATTTTTTTTTAAAATAATTTTATTTTTTTTATCGTCACTATCAAAAGGTAAATTTAAAATATACTTTTCTTCTTTTTTAAAATCTATTTCACTGATTTTAAAATCTTCTTTAAAAATATTATATTCAAATTCATTTTTTGTCTTTCCGAGAAAAGGAAAATTATTTTTATAGAAAAGATTTTTTATATAAGAGTAGCACTGTATTTTTTTCTTAGAATCTTTGAGTTGATTTTTATTTTGTAATGTTCTTAAGTCTTCTAAAATTTCTTTTTTATTACAAAAATTACTAAAATCTTCTTCTAGCTTTGGTATTTTTAAAATATAATATTTTAAAAATTTTATTAGATTTTCTTGTTCATCAAAGGCACTAAAAAAAGTTTCAAATTCATCTTTGGTTTTTAAGGCTTTAAAGTCATTAAAATTTGTTTTATCTTCTTTATCTTTTTTTATATATTTTTCAAAGTACTTAGCAAAAAAATCTAAGTAATCATCTTCTAATGATTCAAAATCAGATGAAATATTTAAAAAAGTATAGCCTCTATTATTCAATAGTCCTAGAAGTGTTTCTTCTTGTTTGTCATTCAAAGTTGAAAAATCATACATTTCTCTAAGGAGTCTTTTGGCTAGTTTTCTTCTTTTTATATTTCTTTGGATATGCCTAGCATCTCTTCTTGATTTTTTGGAAAAATTTATAGATTTTTTTTCTAATTTTATGCAAGTCGCTTTTTTACTGACTAATTTTTGCTCATTTGTTTTAGCAATAAAAATACCATTATTTATAGCGCCCATATCTACACAAATTGATAATTTCATTTTTTGTCCTTTAATAAGCTAATAAACAATATTATAGCACAGAAAATTTCTTTTGCTAGGTGTTGTAAAGTTGTAATTAAGTTTAATATAAACAAGCAAATTCTTGGACTTTATTTTCAACTTATTCATTTTGTATTTGTTTTAGATAGGGTGGTAATTTCATTTTTTTGCAAAATAAAAAGCTTTTAGATGGTAATGGCGGACAGAGAGGAATTTATATTTAGGCTATAAAGACTTGATACAAGGGCTTATCCAAAATATTTTTTTATTTGTACTGTAAAAAGTACTTTAAAAAAGAAGATTTTTTAACTAATTTTAGTTTAAAAATTCCACATAATTATATCATTTAGTTTATAAAAAATGATAATGCAAATAAGTAAGTATTTTAGCAATTACTTTAAAGGCTGAGTAACCCTTAAATAATGCCTAACTAATACTTAAGTAATGCATAAATAATGTTATAATAAATACTAAGCATTGTTTATTTACATCTTGGAAAATAAACAAAGAATAAAACAATAACTACCATTAATAAAGGTTAAAAATGGAAGATAAAAATATAGTGAAAGAGGCTTGTAAAGAGTTAAATATAACTCAAGCAGAGTTAGCAAACATTATGGGTGTAAACGATGTTACAGTTAGAAGTTGGTCTTCTAAGGGCAATATCTCTGATATAGGAAAAAACTTTATAAATCATTTGTTAAAAAGTAAATCAAATGAATGTAAATTAAATAAATTTAAAAAAGCATTTTCTCTAATAGATGAAGCTAAAAAGTAAATTTAAACTACATAATAGCTACTAATATATAAAATATAATTACACTAATACTTGACAAATGTAAATAAATAATATATAATTTCTAAAATTTTGTAGTTTCAAGCTACTTTAGGAGATATTATTATGCAACTTATCACAATGAACAACAATGAACCAACAGTTTCAGCTATAACAATAGCAGATAACACAAATAACCAATACGGAAGTATTAGAGATTTGATAACTAAATTTTCTAAAGAACTTAAAGAATTTGGAGAACTTCGTGTTACCGATTTGAAATCGGCAACGGATACTTTAGGAAGAAAAAATAAAACCAAAACAGTAGCACTACTAAATGAAACACAAGCTATTTTTATAATGACACTATTAAAAAATAGTTCCAAAGTGGTTAGATTTAAACTTTTATTAGTCAAAGAATTTTATAGACTAAAACACAGTCAAGAAACGCAAGATAAAATAAACTATAGCAAGGGCTTTATAAATAATGATTGGGATTTTAACAGAAAAATAGAATTTCTTTTAAAGCAAACTCAAATAGAGTTAAAGAACGAACCTAAGAAAGAAACATTATTGCATTGGGCACAAGAGCGAACTAGTTATTTTATAACATATGTAAAAGCTCTAAGAGCAGGAGGAAGTGAACTGCAAATGTTTGCTTCTAATTTAATTTATGAAGCACAAAATAAACGAAATGAGGCTGAGAATAGATATGCGAATTTAAAAGCTAAATATGAGAGTTTTGGTGAAAGTGTAAGGGATATGAAAAAAAGTATAGAGATTATGGAGAGGGAATTGGGAAAGTGATTATTTTAGCTTAAAGTTTTATTTTTATTGATTAAGGATAAAATATATAAAAATTTAAGGATTTTAGATTGAGAGATTATGAAAAAATAGAAGATCATTTAAAAAAAAATAGTGATTATATTAAAGTTAATTATTACAAAAATAAAATTTTTATAAAAAATATAGAATTTGGGGGAAGTGATCTCCTGTATGAAATACTTAATGGAATTGATAAACATACAAAATTAATAGATTACAACATAGTTCAAAAAATAATAAAAATTCCTAAAATAGCAAAAATAAATTTTAAAAAGTTAAATTATAGATTTTATAGACTTCCTTTGGATGACTTAAATAAAAACTTATGTGTTGATTTGACAATAATAGAAATTTCTAAAATAACAAAAATAATTTTTAATAATTGTCAATTTTATACTCTCCCTTCATATAACTTAACAAGAGGCCATATGTCTTCTGATGCTATTCTTCAGAAATATTTGACTCAAATTTCATTAATTAAATTTATTGTTTGTGAATTTGATATTTTTACAAATTTACATCTTAAAGATACAATATTGGCTCCCAGCACAAGTGATAAAATACCAATTGAAGTTACTTTTGAAAAATGCACAATTGAAGAATTTAATTTAACAAGACCGAATGAATATGATAAAAATGATGAACCAATTAAATTAATAGATTTTAAATTGCTAGGTGGCAATATTACGAATTTTAATATACAAAATGTACGAATAGCTAATAAATTTTCTATTAATCAGCATAGTGATTCCGATGAAAAAATTTGTACAATAAAGAAACTTATTATAAATAACTCAGAATTTAAAGAAAATTTTAAATTACACAATTGTAAGATAGAAGAAGTCGAGATAAAAGATGTAGATTTTCATAAAAATGCTGATTTTTATAAAAGCCATTTTGAAAGTGGCATAGAAAACATAGAAAACATAGAAAACATAGAAAACAAAGAAAATGAAGAAAACGAAGAAAAGAAAGATATTTACTTTCTAGCTTTAGTATTTAAAGGTCTGGTTCTTTTTGAAGATACGATATTCGATAAAAAATTTATTTTACAATTTGTAACTTTTGAGAGTTTTGCTCAGTTTAGAAGTGCAAAATTTGAGGAAGGCTTGGATTTAGACCGTTTAAATGCTCAAAAAGATATTAATTTTTATGGAGCAAAAGAGCTCGGTAGTTCTAAGTCTATAAAAAATACCTCACAAGAAACATATAGAATTATTAAGCATAATTTTGAGAAATTAGGAAACAAAATAGAGGCAAATAAATATCACAGTTTAGAATTACAGAAGCATAGAGAGAATTTAAAAAAAAATATCTTTAAAAATTTATCTCCTTTTATAGTTTCAAGTTTTCATTTGTTTAGTTCAAATTATTCAAGAAGTTGGTTTTTGCCTGTATTTTGGATGTTTGTCGTTGGTTTTTTTACTAATCAATATTTAGAAATAACGTTTTTAAACACTCAGGTACAAAATTTCCACCATTTTTATGGCTTGATTGAACCAAATCAGACTTTTTCTTGGTATTGCATAAAAAATATTATAATGAAAAGCCAATACTTATATAATGACTTTTGGGAATTTTTAAAATCTTTGTATCATTTCGGAGATAGTATTAAATTTACAAATATTTTATTGAAAAGTTCATATTTTAATGGGCATTTTGTTTTATTTGCTTTCAATAAAGCTGCACTTGGATATTTGTATTATCAGTTTATAACAGCAACTAGAAAAGATTCGAGAAAATAAGTAAAACTAATGCACGATAGCTTTTAAATATAAATTTTTAAGCGATCAAGTGCTTAGTGTAAATATTGTAGAATTTATATTTTAAGTATTTCTTGCTCTAAATAAGTATTTAAATTAAATACTTTAGCTTTTATTTTAGTTTCCAACAGTTTTATATATTTTTTATCTAAAAAACTATTATTTTTTTCTAATAGTATTAAAATATTTTTATCTTTTAATTTAAATAATGAATTGTTTAAATTAAACAATGAATCATTACTTAAATATTTTTGTAATACTTGCTCATTATCAGTATTAATTACAAACATACTATAATCCTTTAGTAAATTCAAAAGCTTTTCTTTTCTGATTATTTTAACTAAAATATTACACTTTAAAAGGCAGTTTATATTTTTTTCTTTGGCAAGAAAATGGGCAATTGCAAAATGATGGGAGCCATTGCTATTGGAAAAATGATAGCATCTTTTCCAAGAATAATAATACATATCCAGTAAACCATTATCCGCATAATCAAGTACATGTTTTATATAATCTTCAAAGGATATCTTTCTATAGATTTCATACATTTTTTTGCCGAAAGAATATATACTATCATAATCACTTAAAATTGATCTTGAATTTTCAATCGAGCTAACATCTCTGATATCTACTTTATCAACAATACTTATATTATCAATTATATTAAATTTTTCTTTAATGGATTTGAGATTATCAGAAGTACTCGATACCAAGTTTATGAATGGAGTTAAATTATCACTCTTATTGCTGTCTAACACTATACTTGGAATTTGTTCAATATTCATAAAAATATCTATCATTTTTTTATGTTTAAAGTAATATAATAATAATTTATCGATAAGGCTTCCTTGAAAAATTTATAATAATCTTTTTATGCTAGGATATCATAGTAACAAAAAGTTAGTTGGATTTTAATTAATCTTTTTTACCCTTTCAGAAAGCCTTTCACATCTTGCTGGAGTTTCTTTGTGCCATTCACTATCAATCATTTCTTTACTGGCTTCTAGATAATCTTTATTTTCTAAAGCTTTAATCATTTTTTTAAAAGTTAAAAGCTTTGGAACTCCAAGCTGGTAAGCCATTTCATCTAAGATATTTAATACTCTAGTTTCTACTTTATTTTTTAAGGCAATATCTAATTCTTTTTGCATTATTCTAAATCTATGAATTAAGATTAGTTCTGCTTCATCTTCTGTTATTGGCATCTTGGTTCCATAACCCAAAGTATCAAACCCCTTAGTATCTTTATAGACTGTGCCTTTAAATCCTTCTTCTGTTTTAATATTTTCTATTGCGTTATTTGCCATTATTTACCTTTTTTTCATTCATTTTTGAGATAACTCCACCAAAGAATCCACCACCAAAATAAAAAGCCACAATTGTCACTTCTATTATGTTTATATTAAATTTATCCATAAGGCTTAGCAGTTTTAAATATTGTCCATCATTTAAAAATAAATGCACAAATATCCACCAAGAGGCTATAAAATTAGCTGTAAGCATATAAGCTAAAAATCTTTGCGATAGCTTGTATGGCTGATATTCTTTAAGCATAGTTGCTTTATGTTCTGCTTTTTCTTGATCCGTAAAAGCGCAATCATCTATTATTTTTAAGCCTTGTGTTAAAGCTTTATTGGAACCAAAAATTTTACCTAGAAAACTAAACATCATTATCTCCTTTTACAAATATTTCAAACAACTTAAAAATAATTCCACTTAAAATTGCAATTATGCAAATAAGAATAAAAAAACTCATTTACTCTCCTTATTTTCTTTTTCTTCTTTAACTACTCCAAAGGTTTTAGGAGCTCCTAATCGTTCAGCAATTACTAACTCAAGTAAATATATACTTCTAGCCCCATGATGTCCAACGAGTCCAGCAATAGATAAAGATACTAAGTCATCAAAGCCATATCCATTTAAACCAATAAAAACAAGTAAGGTTAAGGTTAAAAACATAAACATGTCTAGTACTAAAAGTCTTAATTTTTTAAAGGTGGAATACTTTTTTAAATCCCTTCTAATAAAATTTAAAACTGCACCCCATAGTCCTAAAAATACAGCAATAAAAACAGATACTATGTCTAAATCTTGAGGTGTTTTATGCATCATTAGATACCTCCTTAATGCAATTTAAAAGCTCTTGTTTTGAATTAGCTTGCCTTATGGATTGCTTATGACTTTGAAACGGAATAAAAGCTTTTTGCTCTCTTTTGTTAATCAGATTTAAAATATTTTGTAAGTCTTCATATGTTAAATCTTGAAATTTATTTGTACTATCAAGCCATCTGTAAGTGTTTGTATTTTGTTTCAAAGCTATGTTTGATAATAAGACACCTTGGATTTTTTGAAAACTTTTATTATCAGCTTGATAACTTTTGCTTTTATATGAGATATTAGCTGATATTGCATTTTGGTAATTTTGCTCAAGTTTTTCTAATGCTTTATCTTTTTTTAAACTCAAATCAAATACCCAAGTATTAGTTTTGCTATCCCAAACACTAAAATTATTTGGCGGAGTTACTTTTAGTTTTTCTATATTCCAAAGGGCTTTTAGCTTATCAATAGTACCTAATTCATCAAAGTTATCTTTTGTTGTTATTTTGTTTTCTTCATCCCAAAAATAATATTTACTATTCTTAAATTCAATGATTTTATACTTTGAAAAAATATTGCTAAAAGGATCTAAAGCAATATTGTGCATTTGTCCATCTATTTCAAAATCTCCATTTTTGAATAAAATAAATTTTTTCATTAATCTGCCCCTTTCATGATAAAGGCTATTTTAAGATATGGAGGTAAATTTTTATCAACTCCACTCTCTCCATTTTGTGAGATAGAAACTGAGCCACTTGGACGACCAGCTGAAACGTTCTGAGTTACTTTATGCCTTAGAGTTCCTAGGGAATAGTGACTGCCATAAGCTCCTATACCGCTACTATAGCTAGCAATACCATGATTATGTCCACCTAAATAAGAACCTGCAAAAGAAGCATTATGATCATGTTCCACTACAACAGCATCAGCGCTCCCTCCAGTAGTTTTTACATCATCTTCTGTGCTTGCCCCATAAATAAATTTATTTCTTAAATCAGGAGTATTATTAGTTCCATCACAAAGAAACCAGCCTTGTGGAATTGTAGCGATAGTTCCACTCCACATTAAAATTCCTCCATTTGGTACGAAACTTTGTGAATTTTCAAAAGCTTTTGACATTTTAATTTTCCCTTCGAGTTTGTATTTCTCTCAAACTCTTATCTATATAATTTTTTATATTTTGTTCAAGTGCTGAGTTATTGTTTAAAACTTGAACTGAGCCTAAACTTGTAATGTTTATAGTGTCTTTGATTTGTAGTTTGTCTTTTATGTTTTGAGCTAGAGAAATAAAATATTTTTTATCATTATCTACACTTGTATCTTCTTTTAAAGTATAGTCGCTTGAAAGTAGTAATTTTAATCCATTAAAAAATACACTTATGCAATCATCTTGCAAATAATAGTTTTGCTCTAAAGTATTGATAAAATCATCTTTACTTGAACTAGCTTCAAAAATAAAAGTTTTCTCACTTAGAGGTGAGTATTTTGGAATACTAACTCCTTGCCAAAATGAGCCATCATAAACTTTTAAAATCTTAGTAGAACTATCAAACCAAAATGAGCCAATATTTGGGCTACTAGGTTCTTGACTTGCGCTTGTAAAATCTCCTATGATATTTTGTAAAATTGCTAAAGTAGAAGAACTTTGCACTCTTAGATTATCTAGAAACGTTTTGTTGCTTTGTGCGCTCGCACTATCTATTGAGGTTTGAGCCTGCTTGCTTGTTAAATCTAAGCTTAGAGCATTTGTTTGATCTATCAAAGTATTAAAAGCTTTTAAACTATTTACAAAAGTTACCCAAGCATAAGTAGCGTTTGCTCTAAATGTAATATTATCTTGCCCCTCGATTGGTAGCTTATCTTCATTAAAAGTTGCTAAAGAATCTAATTGTAATGCTGTAGTGTCTGTATTTTTTGCCATATTTATCCTTTTATATTTTTATACTTTGAATTTCTAAATTGTAAACTGATTTTTGCAATCCAATAGGTACATCAAAATCTTTATGAAAACCATAAATAATTAAACTTTCAAAGCCCTCATCAGTTTTATCAGCTACAAACAAAGCAGGCTTTGAGCCTAGCATTTTTAAAAAATCTCTTAACTCCTGTAAACGGTTTGTATCTAATAATATTGAGCAAGTAACTTTTTCATAAGTTTTAAAAACAAAAGATGAAGTTATGCCCTCGGTATTGTTAGTATTTGCAATTACATTTCTAATGCTAATACTTGGTGCTGGTTCTACTAAAGTAAGTCCTAAATCTTTTGAGTGTCCAAATACAACATAAGAGCATGAACATGTTACTTCTAAATCTTCTATCTCAAATTCAAGTTTTGCATTAAAAATTAATGGTAAGTCCAAAAAGACAATGTTAGTTTTTTGGTGTAATCTTTCATAAGTCCACTCCCACCAATCAGATACATATCTAACTTGTGCATTTTTTGCTTTTTCATAAATCAATTTATCATCAGCATTATAAAGTTTAAGAGTTATTTTTTGAGCATTAAGTCCAAAGAATGCAATGCTATCAATATCACTTGTTTTTAAAGTATATTTTATTCTAGTCAAGTTCTTTGTGCTTGTGTTTTGTTTATGGTCAAAAATGGCAAAGTATGAAGATTTACGAATAAATTCATAGTTTAGAACATTATCCTTTGGAGCTAAATCTGAGCTAGTATCTGTAAGGACTTTATAGATACTAGTTTCATCTTGTATAAGCTCACCTTTTGGATAAGTTTTTTGAACTTTAGAATTATAGATCTCAATCTTTGGCTCATATCTAGGAATATTTGAGCTTAAAATAATTGGTTCTTGTTTTTGAACTATTTTCATTTAAACAACTCCTTGCATGGGAGTTTTATCATTTAGTAACACTAACTCTTTTTTCATAGCTTTTATTTCATTTGCTTGAGCTATTGTAATCGTAGTTAAGTCATCAAGCTTATTAGCTACTAGATTTGGTTTTAATGGTTTTATTTGCTGTTTGATAGTGGGTATTTGAGCTTTGTAACTTATTCCAAAAGATTTTAAAATTTGCATAGTATCAGCATAAATATCTTTATTGCTAGCTTTTAACTTTTGCAAGTCTGCACTTGCACTTGCTTTATCTTCTAGGGATAAAAAACTAAGCTCTTGCTTGACTCTTGCTAATTCTTTGGCTTCATCTTCTTTGCTTTTTGTTTTATAAGAAAATAGGCTTTGAAGTTTTAAATCCTTGATAGCACTTAAATCTTTTCCACTTTTAAAGTCTTGTAGATTTAAAGAAGTTTTGGCTAAAAGAGCTTTTAAATCTTTTGTATAAGAATTTTGTTTTTTAACCAAATCATCTAAGCTAGAAGACTTAACTAAAAGTCCTAATTTATCTAAGCTTATTATTAATTTATCATTTTGTTTTTTGGATAAATTTAATTTCAATAATTGGGCTTGAGATATTTTTCCAAGACTTAAAAATTTAGTTAAATCCTTTGCTTGGTTTTGGTTTAGACTTGCAAGCTTAACTAAAGAAGTTATGGCATTTTTATTTAAACTATTTTTTGATTTAGCAATAGCTTGTTTTAAATCTTGAAGTTGATCTAATAAATTACTTGTAATCTGTGATTTGTTTGCACTTGTGCTTTTGCTTTGAATGTTTGTACTTAAGTTTTGGATTTGAGTCACTAAATCTTTTAAGTGTAGCTTTTCATCTTTAGATAAATTACCCTTAGCTAAAAGCTGTTTGGCTTCTTTTTCTTTACTCCAAAAAGAGCTAATAAGTGAAGTATTACTTGTGCTTGCTCCTGTTTTTAATTTGTCAATAGTTTTGTCAATGCTTGCATTGAAGCTATCAAGAGAATTTACAAAACTATAAACTGCTTGTGTGCTATTTAAAAGGCTTAAATCTTGTGCTTTAAAAGCATTTTCTTTTAAGACTAATTGTGCTTTATCATAGTTCTGATTTTTTACAAAAGCATCATAAATAGCTGATTTTAACTCTTTTTCTTTTTTATAAGCAAGGTTCAACTCTTTAGTGGCTTTACTTAAATCACCAATATTTAAAGAGCTATCTTTTGTGATTAGTTTTGAGATATTTGCTTGATTTAAATAAAAGCTCATAGAATTTTGAGTCATCTTATTTAAATCAAGTCCTAAGCTTTTAAAGTCACCTTTGTATTTATCAATAAAATTCGTTTTTAAAGCACTTAGATTTAGCTTGTCTAGGTCTTGTTGTAAGCTTTGGGTTTTTGTTAATCCATTTTTAGAGATACTATAAAAAGTGTTTGTTAAATCACTAAAAGCTTTAGTAAATTTAGAAACTCCATCTTTTGTTAATTTGCCTAATTTATCTATTCCAAATTGAGATAAAAAAGCCATAGTTTGAATATGCTTTTTAGTAAATGTTTTCATAATGTCAACTGTATAATTATAATTTTCATGCCCAATGCCCAGAAAGCCTTTTTTATAAACATGATAAGTTTTTGTGCCTATTTTTGTAAGTACCTTTTGATTAGCACCTTGTATATTTGAATAAAGTTTATCAAATCTATTAGCAATATCTTGTGCATTTGAAATTTTTTGAGTTCTTAAATCATAATATTTCTCTTGTGTTACATGTCTGCTTTGGGTAGCATCTCTTGACATTGAGTAAGATGTAATATTTCTATATTTTGGAGCTGATAAAATACTTTGTTGTTTAGCAGAACTTAAAAAAGGGTTTGAAAAAATATTACTAGAAAAGAATCCATTAAGGCTTTTATTTATATCTTGTCTATGTCCTAAATTTTGTGTGTTTATTACTATTTGACTTAGATAATTTTCACTTTTTATCAAAGTCTTAGTTGCAGGAGCCATAATATCACCAATTGCAGTAAGCGCAAGACCAGCACCCATAGTATATAAATTACTCATACCAAAGCCACCACCGTTAAGCAAAGAGCCAAAGCCTGAGCTTAAAGAGTTTGATATATCACTTTGTCCGCTTTGTTTTAAAGAATTTGAAGCAATGGTTAAAAGTTGCTTCATGTCAGTTGTGCCTTGTGTAATGACTTGTGTTAAAGTTTGACTAAGTGCATCTCCTAAGCCCTTATTCAATCCTAATAAAAAAAATTTGTTCAAGTTATCTTGTTGTTTAATAAAGTTTTTATCTAGTGATTTTTGCTTATTAATAAAATCATTTTGGACTCTTGAATAAGCTAGTGCTAATGCTTTGCCTTTTAAGGTATTCATCAATTTATCTACTAAAACTGTTGTATCTTTTACTAAATCTTTTTGATTAGAATTTGCAATCGAAGAGTCAATATTATTGTAAATATTTTCTTTAAAATAATTCTTTTTATCTCTATCTAAAGCTTGATTAATATCTTTTTTATTTAAATTCATATCTTGATATTTTTTCTTTAAAGCTTCTTCTTTTAAATACCAAGACGTACTAAACTCTCCTAATTTTTCGTAATATGATTGCCAAGAAGATAAATCTATTTTATGAGAATTTTCATATTTTTTATGCAAAGATTCAATAAGTTTAGATTTTTGTTTAAAAGTTAAACTATCATATTTTTGTTCTAGAAGATATTTTTTTTCAAGCCAAGCCTTGGCATATTGAGCTTGACTTTCATAATAAGTAACTAAATCTCCAGCTTTTTTGTTTGGTTTATAACCGCTAGGTGATGTTTGATTTTCATTTTTTAGGCTTATTTTCTCTTGTAAAACAGCAATTTTTTTCTTTAGGTGTGCTTTTTCATTACCACTAGAAAAGGCATAAGACGCTAAGCTCCCTTTGGGCATTTCATTAAGTTTTTTTAATTTATTTTTGGTTTCATCAAGTTGTTGATTGAGACTTTTTATGCCTTTATTTTTTCCTAATTTATCTAAAGATTTTGAAAAATCATCAGTGCTTATTTTGGCTTCATTACTCTTATTTAAAAAATATTCAACAGCAAATCCAAGTCCAACAACTATAGCACCTACACCTGAGCTTATCAACGAAGCTTTTAATACATCTGCACTTATACTAGTTAATCTCATTGCTCTTCTAAGAGCTACAAGCACTTTTATATTTTCTTTACTTGATATGGCCTGAACTCTTGAAGCAACTAGTAAAGACTTGCTAGTTATTAAATAAACTTTTGAAATAAGATTTATACCAATAATTGCTTTTTTTAGTCCAAACATAGCTACTTTATAAGCTAAGTAAGATTCTACTATTTTACTAACTATTTTAATATCGTTTACATAAGCATCATAATTTTTATTAAGATTATCTCCTAAATCATTTAAAATAGGAAGTAAACTAAAAGCTATTTTATTTCCTAAACCTTCAAAATGTTTATGTAAAAGGTTTAAAGTGTCATCAAGCTTTGCTGCTTTATTTGCTATATCATCACCAAAAATAAGACCTAGTTTTTCTCCTTCTTGAGATAGTTTCTTAAATTGCTGTGTTGATAAATCAGAAATTCTTAAAACTCCTGCAGCATTTTTTGAAAATATATCTTGAGCTATGGAAGTTTTTTCAAATCCCCTTGGTAGTTCGTGAAGCCTTTGCATGATGATGCTAAAAGTTTTATCTACACTTGTAAAATTATGCCTTGCAAATGATGCTGATATTCCAAGTTCGTGCATAGCTTTTATGCTTGCACCTGTGCCATCTCGTTTAAAGTTATTCATTCTACGAACCATAGCACTAAGACCTTGATTTAGCTGATTTATTCCAACATCAGCATAAGAACCTGCATATTTTAACTCACTTAATCCTTTGGTGCTCATTCCTAGTGCTTGAGCCATTTTACCTAAGCTATCAGCACTTTCAATACTATCAGATATAAGATTTTTAAAAGCTCTAACTCCAGCAAATCCCATATAAGCACCTGCTAAACTCATAAGAGTATTTTTCATAACACTTTGTGTTTTTTTAACTCTTTGTTCAGCTCTAGCAAAGCCCTCAGTTAGTTTTTGAGTATTGGCTTCAATATCTATAACAACTGAACCTATAGTTTTACTCATTACTTTTACTCACCTTTACTCAAAAATATCTTTTAATGTTTTAGCTAGTCCTTGTGATTTGCTATTCTTCGCTTCTATTTTTTCTTTTCTAAATTCTTTTGAAACAAAGAAATAATCATCATCAAGTTTTAGCTCACTCATTCCACATAATGCTGTAACTTGTCCTAGTCTTGCTAAAATAAGCTCTAATCTGTCACTTAAAAATGGCTCATCTTGATAGTATTCTTGCCAAGCTACAAACTCACGATAAGAAATGCTATGCTTTAGCTCTTCTAACCCTTTGCCTAAAGCTAGGGCTAGCTTAAAACAAAATCGCTTATCAAGCTCTAGGGCTTTTTTAGCTCTTTTCTCGCATCTTCTTTAATCTCTTCATCTTGTATAATATGCTCAGCTTCTTTTTTAATATTCTCATAATATTTGTCTTTTTCAAGCTGACTTTTTCCAAGAACTGGTAAATACATATAAAGCTCATAAAGCAAAGCTTCACCCGTTGCATTTAAATTTTTAAGCTCTTCATCTTTGAAAAATTCAGGCTCAATCATTGCACATTTAAGAGCAAAATACATAGCTTCTTTATCTTTCTTTTCAAAGAGTAACTCTCTAAAATGAAGATTTTGAGCAAGATTTAACTCTCTCATTTTTATTTCTTCTCCATTTAAACATTTTGGTTTAAATGTTTCTTCTTGAACAAAACAAGAATTTAGGCTATGGTTAATAGGCATTTATGAAGCCTTTAAAACAGTAGCTGTGCCAATACGCTCAGCTTCAAAAGATGCTTTAAATTTACCCTCAGCTTCACCTTCTACCTTAAAACTAGAAACTTTGCATTTTTGAGTATAAGTTGTAGCATTTCTAGCACCTTTGTCATTTAATACAATAATTAAGCAAATATCCGTACTAGCATCAATACTTTGCTCAATTACATTTATTCCCTCACTTGCTTTTGGATCATAAAGCACAGTAGCAGTAAACTTTCCTTGAGTCATCGCACCCATTGCTACTATCTCATCATAAATACTCTCATTTAGAGGAGTATATTTTTTACTAGCTCTGCTTTTGTCAACAATAGCTCCGACAGTATCAAGATGTCCCACCTCTTTAGGACTTCCGTTTAAAACTCCTTTTGTGTAAGTATCAACTTTGACACTAATACCTGTATATTCTGGACTTGTAGATGTAACCTTTGGCATAAAAGCTCCTTTTTTCTTAAATTATAACTTTCCTATTGTTCGTTTTTTAACAATAGAAAATAAATTTAAGAATATTTTGAAAATATTACTAATTCTTTTGTTATGAGCTTTATTCTCTTAACCTTGCTCCTATCCCTGAAACCAATATCTTACCAGCTAAAGCAACTTGTCCTTTTCCTGTAACCTTTGTAGTCATTGTAAGTCTAGTGTTTCCATCTGGACTATTTACAGTCCGTTCTATAATCTCGAAATAATCATTATCTATATATTTTTGTTTTGGTTGATTGTAGTTTGCACCGTTTTGGCATAAGTAGCCATTTTCTCTAAGCCAAGTAAAAAGTCTATTTTGTCCAATACTAAATCCATCTTTACTAATAGCTTTTGCAAATTGTCCAATTAAAATACTTGAATAGCTTTGAGATACACTATTAGCAAACACTATCTTTGGCTTGTCTTTTTTGATTTTATCTTCAAGATTAATTACTTTTTTATCTAGTTGTTTAATAACTTTTGTATTTTCTTCTAATAATTCTATTAATGACAAGGACTTTGGTTTTTCTGTTAATTCTTCTAATCTATCAATAACTTTCATAAGTAAAGTATTGTTTAACTTTGCACCTACTGCTATTGCTTGTTTTTTTGTCAAGTTGTATGTTTGTATAGTTCCGATAGCACCACCACCCTTAGTATAACTGCTCGCTATTTTAGCGACCTGCCCAAAACTAGGCTCTTTTGAGAGTTTCTCGACTTGCTTCATAGCTTTATTGTGTTCTACTTTGATTAAGTCCGTAATCTCTTTTAATGTAATTACAGCTTTGCCTTGTACTCCCTTTTCAATATTAAATAGATTTTGCATTTTTTACCTTTCAAATTTTTTTAATAATCTATGCTTTATTGTAATATTCCTATTGTTCGTTTTTTAACAATAGGAAATAAATTTTAAAATACTTCTAGCTCCTTTTCTATAATCTCTATGCTCTTTTTCATATTCTTTACACTTTCAGCAAAACTCTCATATTTAGCTTTTAAATTCAGATATTTATCTTCAATTACATTTCTTCTATCGTGTGTACTATCTATCAAATCAGCTGTAAACTTTTGTAGTTCTGTGCCTCCAGCTCTCATAGCTCTAATATATGCACTAAGATAATTTGAGCGACTTTGAAAGAAAGACCATTGATTTTTAGGAGTAGCTTTTAACTCTATTTGAGTTTGATTTAAAAGAAATTCTATTTTTCTATTAAAATCCCAATCATCTCTTAGAAAAACATTCTTATAATTACTTTTATTTTCTAGTTGTTTGTTTTGTTTTAATTTATAAAATTCTTTGACTAATGCTTTTTTAAACTCTCTTACTTTTTCATTGTTTCTAATGTATGTTATAAGCAAATAAAATTGATATTCATTTAATAAATATGTTTTTTGTTCTTGCATACCTCCGTTTGTTTGTGTTTTTTGACTTGTTAAAATTAAATTGCCAAACTCCTCAAAGTCTAATAAGCTATTTCTAATTAATTGGCTAATTGCTCGTTGCTCATTTTTTGTATGCTTAGCTACCAATCTATGTGATATTCTTGGTTCATTTCCTACTATTTCTACTAAGTTTTCCATTTTTTAAATTCCTTCTTATTGTGATTTCATAATATTATAAAGAAATTATATTATATTTTCATAACTTTGTCAAGGCTTTATGTTGTGAATATATAATATATTATATATTTTATGTTATACTATCATAAGATAAAAGGGCATACATTTTAAATGTATGCCTTAGGAAGTAGGGTATACAGTGAACAGAGATGAATTTAATAACTTATTAAATAAAGCAAATTTAACTAAGAAAGAATTTTGTAATATAATTGAATTAAATTATGCAACTATTAATACTTGGGGTAGTTCTAAAATAAACATTCCTAAATGGGTAAAAACTTGGCTGGAAAATTACATAAAAGCTAAAAGCTATAATGATGTAAAGAATAAAGTTTTTGAGATTGAGAAAGTTAAAAAAGATGACTAAATGGATAAAATAAATAAATTTATAAAACACCCACTCGTTTATGGGATTATACTTTTGTTTATAGCTGCTACTGGTATTATAGGGTGGCTAACAAGCAAATTAGGAATTTGGTCAAAAATTTTACTAGAGAAAATAATGTTTATGATTAATTATGAAGTTAAAATATGGTGGGGAATTATATTTTTAATAGTTGTAGCAATTGCAATATATATTTATCATAAAAAAAATATAAATAAACATAAAAATATTGGTTCGTCGATTCCTGAACCTGTCAACAAAGTTAATACTAAAAAAATAGACACTCAAACATTGCAATATGAAAAGAATAAAGAAAATGGAAAAAATATTAAAGAAGAAAAATTAGGGAAAAAGAAAGATTTAATACTTAATCTTTATAATAGCAATGCTACTTATAAAATTGGATTTAGTGTTGAAAAAATATTAAAAAAGACAAAACTTAAGGACAAGATAGAACTAAACCATATGCTTAGAGAGCTAGTGAGATTTAACTTTTTATCTCTTGGGAAGGGTTGGGGCAGTGAATATTTTTTAACAAATAGAGGAGAAGATTATATCGCAAAACATTTAAAGGGAAATGATTAATTATGAACCTAGATAATAATTATAATATTGTTAAAGAGTTTGATAAGTGGAATGAAATTAAAAAAACTGTTGAAAATAAGCATTTTATACATACAAAAAATTGAGAAATTTATAGAGAAGTGATAAGTCTATATATACGGGGAATTAAAATATGAATGATATATTAGTAAAAAATATTTTTAAAGAAATAGCAAGTGAATTTAAATCTGTTGAATTTGAAGCTCAAGAAATTCCAGAAGAAAAAAAAGATCTAAATAATTTAAGTGGTTTATTCCTAATTTATCTGAATTGGAGAAAGCGATTTATTAGCAGAAAGCCCAGAAAAGTTTTGTACTCTAAGGAATTAATGATAAAGTTGTCAGAAAAAAAAGAGTTTAAAAAAATAGTTAATAAGATAGAATATAAGATTAAAAATTGTGAAGATCTTACACCTTTTTTAAGTAAAACTATCGTTCATAAAATAGGTATGTTGGAAGAAAAGGTGGATGTGTCGAAAAAAAAGATGAAGATGTCGAAAAAAAAGATGAAGATGTTGAGAAAAAATAAAGATTTTCAAGATACATTATTAAATTTTTTTGGAATACATCATTTACATTTAGAGAACTATCTTAGCAAGACAGCTACCAAAGGTATTAATTTTACTTGCGATAAATCTGGCGAAAGGAACAAGTCTATTTTGCATGTTAAGATAGATGGGGATACTGTTTATCTGCTGGAAATGAATGAACATGTGCTATTTGATGAAAATGTATTAAAAATTTTAAAAAATAATTTTGTAAATTTATTAGATAAATATAAGAATGAAACACTAACAGATACTAAAAAAATTAATTACTCTTCTGTAGTAGAGTGGGCAAAAAAAGGTATAATTTATCCATGCAATATTGACGATGAAGATTATACGTTCAACACAACCGTTGCTGGAACGAGTTTTGAAGACTTTTTTAAAGGAAAAAAATATCTAAAAGAGATTGAGGAAAAATATTTAAGCATAAATACAAGTAAAAATATACTTATAAACAAAATTAATAAAACAAGAAAAATTAATGAAAAAATAAATAGTCTCACAATTAAAATTATTATTAAAAATGGTTTATTATTTTTTGCTGATGAAATATCTAAAATAATATTTTTAGTAAAAGACAAAGAAATAGATATAGTTCAAGGCAATGACTATCTTTCACTACAAAGTAGCTCTTTAGATTTTAATTCTTAAATACTTCTACACCACAGCCATTGTTTAAATTAGGCTTTCTTAATAATTGGGAAGTACTTAAAATATCATAGCTTATTGGGTAAAAACTTGGCTGGAAAATTACATAAAAGCTAAAAGCTATAATGATGTAAAGAATAAAGTTTTTGAGATTAAGAAAGTTAAAAAAGATGGCTTAATGAATAATTGTGATATAATACTTCCAAGTTTGGTATGTTACCTCTGTTAGATTAATTACCTAACATTGTAAGAGTAGAAAAAGCAGGGTTTAGGCTCTGCTTTTTTTTTGCTTTTTTTAGTGGGTTTGTGAGGGTGGGAACTCTTGCAAAGGAGGTTTTTTATGAAGAAGCATCCCAAACTAAAACGCTTCATAATTATAATATTTATTATTTATTTTGTTCTAGTAACAAAATTATTTTAAATGTTAAAAGGAGAGAGTAATTACCTCTCCTTTTTTACTTTTTAATAATATATTTTTTAGATATAATTAAAATATTTATCTAAAAGGTAATACTATGAAACAAGTAAGATTTGCTTATCAAGGTTTAGCTTTAATTTTTATGATTGGCTTGTTTAATGCTTGTGCAAATGATAACTATGCTGAAGTTTCAGCTAACAAAGTTTTTAGTCCAAAAATATATAAAATAATGAATGCAAAAAATGTGACTTTAAATACTTGCTTGAGTGTAAAATTTGAAAATAACTTAAAATTAAAAAATCTTAAAACTATAAGTGAAAAGTATTTTAAAAAATATCATTTAAAAATATGTAAAAAGCCAAGTACTGCAATGCTTCATATAAAAACAAGTACTAATCCTAAAATATGTAAAACAAAACATAAAATTAAAGTGAGTATTGATTATATAACTCCAACTTCAGCGCAATATGATGTAAGCACTTCTTCTTATCAAGATTGTATAGCAAAAAACAATCAACTTGATTTCAAAATAGGTTCGTTTGGCTCTTTTGAATATGATATAAATTGGAAACAAAACCAAAACATTATAATGGATTTTATGATTAGTAAGCTAAGTCTTGCAATAAAGGCAAATAAAGTAAAAATAATTCCAAAGCCTAAAAATTGATAAAAAAACTGCATATTACTCTAAATAGTTTTGTGTCAGTTTCATACATATCTTGTGAACCAAATTCAAAGCTTTGGAAGTTGAAGTTGTAAATTGATATTTTTAAAAGTTCTTTTAGCTCTCTTACTTGTAAATAAGTTCTTGAAAAACAATCTATCTGAAAATGTAAAGTATTAGTGTAAATATCACCTTGCAAATCTTGCTTAGTATCTTCATGAACTATAAAAAATCTAAGAGCAGGAAATAAACAATCTTCTTTTAAATTCATAGGATAAATTCTAGTATCTATAAGTTTTTTTAAAACAGTGTCATTTTTTAAATGCTCATAAAGTAAAATTTCAAGGCTTTTGGTATTTTTTGTATTATCCATTATAAACCTTTTGCTTTTAAAATCTCTTTATCAATTCTAAGTTTTAAATACTCTCCTGCTTGATTTAAGCACTTTGGAGCAGTTTTTATAAATGCTGGTCTGATAAAAGGCTTAGGTGGTATTTTAGAAGTTCCATATTCAATAAAATTAGCATAAAAGCCATTATACTTCTTATTTTTATTTGTTATAGTCACTTTTATTAAGTTTGAAACTCTTTGCCTTCTAGCTACTATTCTCCAAGATTTTTTTAGATTACCTTTTCTTATTGGCGAAGTAGCTTTTAACTCTTTTAAGGTTTGCTTTGCACTTGCTCTTAATGCACCTTTGACTACATTTTTTTGAATATTTTTAGGAAAAGTTTTTAAAGCTTGAATGAGAGCTTTTGAGTCTATTGTAGTTTCAATCATTCTTTAATCTCTTTACAAAATAATCTTAATTCTTTATCTCTTAATCCTATATTTTCTAAGCTAAGAATTTTAAAGCTTTTGTTTTTATATGATATTTTTTGAGCGATATTAACTAAAGATGAATACCTTAAGCTTATTTTATAAGATACAAAAAATTCTTCTAAAGGCTCTTTGATAAGTTCTTTTTCACTTTGTGAAAATATATCACAAAAACATTCATATACTTTATTCCAAGAGTTTGTAATTTCTCCTAATTCATTTGTGCTAGTAGTCTTTCCTAAAAATTGTATTTTGTGCTTTAATCTGCCAGCTCGCATTAGATATTCCTAACTCTATATATGTTTAAAAATTCATCTATAAAATTAGGTGAGTAAATATTTGTATTGCTAATAAATTGCTCTTTATATTCAAACAAAGTAGCAACTTTGACTTTAATCCAAGACTTTATAGGTTCAGGAATATCTACATAACCAGCAGTGTATTGTAAAGTTATTTGCGAAGTTTTTTTAAGTATTTTGATGGAACTTATAAAATCATTTTTAGATAATTCATAATCGTTTTTAGCTAGTTCTTGTTTGTTTTCATCAATAATGCTTATAATTTCTTTTAAAGGATTTGTTGGGATATTAAAATCTTGATTTGAAGTTATAAATTCAAAAGTAGTAGCACAAAGTATTTTATTTGTATAAGCACTTGCATAAGTAGTAGCACTTTTTATCATGCTTGTTAGCATAGTATCGTTTTCATCACCAAGAATTTTTACAAAGTCCTTAGCCTCAGCTAGACTTATACCTAGCTGGGAACTTGGGGTTATTGTGTTTAATTTATCTAAAATATTTTTCATAAATATTCTTAAAATTTGCCTTAAGCGCTAGGCGTTGTTTTTGCACCAGAGCCATCTAAAGCAACAAAAGGACTATATTTAACACCATTAATCTCCATTTTATCCGTAGTTGCTACTTTACCATCTACAAATTTAGTAGCTTTGATTAATGTCTTATCAGAGCTAAAGTTTTCATGTGAGCTCATAGACAAGACTATTCCTTGTCCATCTTTGATATAGTATTTACTAAAATCAGCCAAAATAACATCAGCTACAGTTCCAAGAGTTGGAGTATAATCACTAAAAGTGACTGGATAACCAAAGATAGTACCTTTAAAGCCATTTACAACATTTGTTTGCCAAAGTAGATTACCTATACTATCTTTTAAATTTGCTATTTGGATAAAAGCAGTTTTTGAGATAATCCACTGAGGGCTTTTACCTCTAAATGAGCTAATCATTTGCAATAAATCATTTACACTAATTTTATTTGCTTGAGTTCTTGTGCTTTTTATAAGACAAGCACTTTTTAAAAATCCAGTAGGTTTACCAACCCCATCACCATTAATAAAAGCTCCATCTTCAGCGAAACTTAGAGCTTGTCTTAAAAGAGTGCTAGCAAGCTTTGAAGAGGTTGCAGTATTTCTTAGAAGCTCATTTGATAAAGGAATTAAGCCTTTGATGCCTTTAGCTCTTAAAGAAATTTCTTTTAATTTCCAATTACTAGGTGGAATATCTTTGTTTTCATCAAGCCAAGTAACACTAACTCCTGCATACATATTATCAGCACCACTTTGGTCAAGTGATGGAAATCTAAGCTCAGCTTCACTATGTGCTGAAGCTGGTAAAACTGTAGCTCTTGGTCTTACTAAGCTTTGATCTGGATCATAGTCAATTAAAAGTTTACCAAACTCAGGTGGTACTAAAAATCCTCCCTCTTTGGGAACTCCTAAACTTTGATCTGCTGTAAAATTTAAACGGCTATCATTTCCGCTTTGAACAGCCTGTAAGTATTCTCCAAAATTTTTAAAGCCTGTTTTTTCTAGCACTTCATCATCAGCTAAATTTTTTGTAATATTTACATCTTTAAAAGCTTTTGATGTTGGCTTACTTAGCTCTTCATTTAGAGAACTTAACTTTTCACTTCTTTGTATTTGTGCTTGTAAATCTTCTTGAGACTTATCAAGAGCATCAAAGCTTTTTGTTTCATCTTCACTCATATTTTCACCCTTTGCTAAAAGTGCATCCATTTTCTCAATTTTGCTTAATCTTAAAGCTCTTAATTCTTCTGTAGTCATTTTTAAACTCCTAGTTTTAATAATTTTAATTTTCTTGAACGATGTTCAAAGGACATATTTTTGCTTGTTGTGTTTTGTGCTTGCATATAAAATTGTGCTACCTCCTGCAGACTTGAAACGTCATCTATTAAGCCTTGTGCTTTTGCTTGCATTCCAAGCATTACACCACCTTGACCAAAATCACTTTTTACTTTTTCAAGATCAACACCTCTAGCTTTTGCTACATCTTCAGCAAAAATAAGTCCTAATTCATCGACTATTTTTTGTAAAGATTTTAAGCCCTCTGGTGTGTTTATATCTTCATTTTTTTTAGGACTTACACTAGAAATAATATTTATATTTTTAATACCATCTTTTTTAAGTGCTTCGCTATCATCACTAATGCTAAGCATTGCTCCGATTGAGCCAATAAGTGAAGTTTTATCAGCATATATCTTTGAAGTTGCAGAACACAACCAATAAGCTGCCGAACAACAAGAACCACTAACATAAGAGATAATATTTTTTTTAGCTCTTGCTTGATAGATAGTATTTGCTAGTTCAGCTATTCCTTTTGCTTCACCTCCTGGACTATCACTTAGAAAAATAATGTTTTTAATCTTTGGATTTTCTAAACATAGATTAAAGTCTTGTGTTAAGGTATCTAGGCTTGTGCCTCCGCAAATTTGTGTGAAAATATTTGCATAAGCAAAAATAGCACCTTTGATTGATAAAAATGCAGTATCTCCTTGAATAGACATAGCATTAGAGCCATTATCTTGAGTAAAATCCTTTGCCTCGTATTTGTCATTCGAGTTTAAAAATTCTAAAACTCCTTTAAAATATTCACTCTCAACTGCAAAAATCTTATTAGCTAATAATTTACTAGCTCTCATTCTTTACCTCCTTATTTTTTAAATTTGTACCATTGTGGATATCTTCTAGCGTTGCAAAATTTAAGGGAAAATATCTTTTATCTCCTAAGTCAATTGGATTTCTATCTTCAAGTTCTAAGACATCATTTATGCTAAAGATTCCATTTTGGATATAGTTTTTATATAGCTCGCTTCTACTTGCTGAGTCACCTCTTAAAAGTGCAGATAAATTATGCTTGATAAAATATCCATTTTTTCTATCCTTTTGAGATAGTAAATCTCTTTGCATCGCTTGTTCTATTCTAGTCAGCCAAGGCAATAAAGAATAAATCACGAACTCTAAGCTCATCTGTTCAATATTTGAAAATGTAGCACGCTCTAAATCTCCTATCATGTGAGGTGGTACTCTAAAAATACTTGCAATGTCTGTCTTTTGATATTTTCTTGTATCTAAAAATTGGCTATCTTCATTACTCATAGATATTTTTTCAAACTTAGCACCACTTTCTAAAACTAAAGGCTTATGTGCTGAGATTAAGCCTGTGTGGCTTTGTGAAAATTGCTCTTTTAGTCTTTTGTAGGCATCTTCGCTTAAAGTACCAGCTACGCTTAAAGCTCCACTTGGAGTTGCTCCATTGGCAAAGTATTTAGAGCCAAACTTTTCAACTGCACAAGATAAAGAAATAGCTTCTTTATTATAAGTGATTGGGCTTAATCCATAAACCCCATCAAGGCTCAAGCCTTTTACATGCAAGACCTCTTCAAATTTTAAGGGATATTCATTAATATCATCATATTTATAAATGTAAACTAATTCTTTTGATTTTTCTAATCTTTTAATAGTCATTCTATCAGTGTCTAAAGGTATAAGTTCTAAAATATTATTTTTACCATCTTTTATAATTTGAGTGTAATGGTTGCCTTTTAGATTTAGATTTGTTATCATCATTTCTCGCCATTCTAGGCTTGTATTTTCATTATTTGGATGTTTTAAAATATTATAAAGTGGGTGCTTTCTTGCTTTTTCTTTATTTTTACCATCTTTTTTATATAAAACTAACGGTAAGCTAGAAATACTTTCAGATAAGATTTTATTACAAGCAAAAACACAAGTATGAGCTAAGGCTCTTGAACTTGTAATATTTTCACCAATCGAGCTAAAAGGATTCAAACTTGTAAAAAGTCCTCCATTTTCTTCAACTCTTGGTTTAAATGAATTTAATATATTTATCATTATTTATTTTCTTTATAAGAAATTATTAGAGTGACAATAATTAACGAGAAAGGGATTATAGATAATATTAAGGAAAAGAATATTTTTGCAAGATAAGGAAACACTATATTTATTCCAAGGCAAGAAATGCCAAGGCTTAAAAGTATAATAAGATGTAAAATTATATTTGCTTTTATATTGCCACTCATGCCTTATTATAATATTCCTATTGTTCGTTTTTTAACAATAGAAAATAAATTTTAAAATATTTTAAAATTTAAAAAAGAGTTAGTTTTTGTGCCTAGTAGGTTCATCTGTATTTATTTCATACAAATCTTTTATTTTTTTTGTATTATTTTCATTAAATATTTTTATACTTTCTCTTAGTCTGTTTTTTACTTCTAACAATTCGATAATTTTTTCTATATAAATAGGAATACCATTTTCACTCCATCCATAAATAGTTGTTCTAGCTATTCCAAAATGTTTTGAAAATTTTGTTATGTCCATATTTTCATGAATTAATCTTTTTTTAAATTCTTCTAAATCGATATTTGATTTTTTTGATCTATTTCTAGTTTTGCCATAAATATTTTTTGTATTATTATCATACATTTTAATCCTTAATTAAGTATAAGTATATTAAAATAATACAACTTATAAAAACATTAAAGGCTTTTTATGCATAAAATCAAGGCAATAGATTTCTTTAGCGGTGCAGGTGGCTTATCAAAAGGACTTCAGTTAGCTGGCATTGAAGTATTTGCGGGTGTTGACATAGAGCTATCTTGCAAGAAAACTTATGAAAAAAATAATTGTGCTAAATTTATTAATAAAAGTATTGTAAGCATGAGCATAAAAGAGGTAAAAAATCTTTTTAAATGTAATATTGCAAAAAAAGATTACACTATGATAGCTGGATGTGCTCCTTGTCAACCATATAGCACAATGAATACTCGAAAAAAACAAAATGATGATAGAAAAACATTACTTGATGAATTTAGACGAATTATTAGTGGCGTTAAGCCACATTTTGTTTTAATGGAGAATGTGAGTAGATTAAATGAAGAAAATCAATATTTTGCTAAATTCATCGATATGCTTAAAAAAAATGGCTACAGTTATGAATTTAAAGTTCTAAATGCTAAAAATTTTGGAGTAGCACAAAGCAGAAAAAGACTATTTTTGATTGCATCAAGAATAAAAAAAATAAAATTATCTTTTAAAAATATACAAAAACAAGATCCAGTCAATTTGAAAGATGTTATATTTAATTTAGAACCAATAACACATGACAACCCTTCGCAATATGATCTATTGCATAAATCAAAAAAACTTAATGAAATAAACCTAAGAAGAATTAAAGCTACTCCGCTAAATGGTGGGCTTAGATCTGCATGGAATGAAGAACTAAGGTTGCCTTGCCATAAAAAAAAGGAATCTTTTTTAGACAACTACGGAAGATTGGCATGGAATAAAACAAGTTCTACTATCACTACAAAATTCAACCAATACTATAGTGGTAGATTCGGTCACCCTGAACAAGATAGGGCTCTATCTTTAAGAGAAGGTGCTTTAATACAAACTTTTCCTACAAATTATAATTTCTTTGGTACAGATTCTCAAATTGCTAAACAAATTGGCAATGCTGTGCCAGTAAATTTATCTAAAGCGGTTGGAGAGACTTTTATTCTAGCGATATCTTAGTTACTCTTTTTCTTTAAATTTAAAAAACATATTATCTAATTCTATAAATAAATCAATCATAATTAAAAATCTTTTTGAATTTTCTATAGATATACTATTTTTTATACAAGTTCTATTATTTGTATGTACAATGGAATTTCTTAAATTAACTATTGAAGACCCTAAATCTCTTAATGAACTACTCAAATCATTTTTAATTTGCAAAACTAAGCATTCTGTGAGTTTTGAAAATTCTTTATGTTTTGATGTTTTTCCAAATATATTATTTATCATATCAATACCATCATTGCCACGATATTTATATTTATTTCTCAAATAATTCATCAAAAAATCATAAGAAGTTGTTATATTATCTTTTGGATCATCTTTGTTTATTTGTACAGATTGAATGCTATGAGTTGGAACAATTGAACTTGCCAGTTTTGCAAAATTTTCAAAATTCAAATTATTATTTTTTTTATCAATATTTTTTTCAATCTTCATGTCAAGTATTTTGTTTAATTCTATTTTAAATTTATTATCTAAAATAGTATCTATTGTTTTTATTATTTTCTTGTACTCATCATTATCTTTTAGAACACTAATTTTATTTTTCTTGATTTGTTTTTCATCCTCATCATAAAGTCTAGCATAAGATTTCATTAAAACTTCTATCACTTCGAACAATTTTTTTGTTGTTTCTGTATCTTTTAATGCAGTTCTATCTGTGCCAATATTATCTTTGGATTCATTATCAATAAAATCAACATAAAATTCTGAATATAAGTGAGCATATCCATAATTATTTGATGGATTAATATTTAAATATGTTGCCTCTTGACATAGCTTTCCTCTCGCAAACAAAACTACGCCTTTGCTTTCTTTGATTCTTACCGTTTTTTCTTTTGCTATGATTATGCCATGAATATTATTATTAGATATATATTCTATTATAGATTCTTCTTCAGTAAATCTTTGTAGATCTTCTGGTATTTTATACTTAAATTTATTACCCAAATTTACAATGAAATCATCTCTATATTTTTTATTTACAACAATATCTTCTAATTGAATATTAAAACCATTTTTGTCATCTGGACTATAGTCGTACATTAAATTAATTCTTTTTGCGATTGATTCTGCTAGGGAGTCATTATTTGGAATATTTTGCGTATTATTTTTTAAACGAATAACAGTACCATCGTTTTTTTCTGTCGATACAGGCTTGTCATTAATCTTGGCACTATAAGTAAACTCTCCATATTCATCTTCATTGGTTTCAATTATAAGTGTGCTTTTAAAATTATCTTTTATTGTCTCAAGTTCAAAATTTTCAAATAGTCCAAAACATGCTAACTTTCCAAAGCCTTTTCTGCCAGTTACAAGTCTTCCTTTAGCCGTTTGATTAGATTTTTTTCTACGGTTTGATCCAACATGCATAAATATAGTTTCTAATTCTTCATGGGACATGCCTATTCCATTGTCATCAATAAGTACATATCTTTTGTCTCTATCGATTGATATTTTTACCAATGAAGCATCTGCATCATAAGAGTTCGTAATGTACTCTACAAGTATTCCGTAAATATTTTTATATAAGCTCTCTCCTAATTGAATGACCGTATCTGCTTCAACATTAAAAGTTACTTTTTTCATATTAATCCTTATATATGCAATTTAGACATTATAGCATTAAAAATTAAGAATATTAAAAAATTTTAAAAGTTTGCTTTTTCAGTTAAATCTTTGCATCAGCATTTATAAAACACGCATTCCCCTTTCTTCATAGATATCTACTTCAGTAGATGTTGCTTCAAAATAGCTAAGCGCATTTATTAAAGCTGCAAAGGCATCTATCTTTCTATTTTCATGTGCTTTGTCTAGTTTTATGTTTCCACTTGCATCTTTTAAGATTGCAAGATTTGATACTTGCCAATTCAAAACTGGGTCATTTTGATGTATGATTTTTTTGTCTTTTACTAAATCAAGCAAAAATTTAGTAGGGCTTGATAAGGATAAAAATCCTTGTCTTAGTGAGATAGTATTATCAAAGCCCTCATCTTCAAGTTTTTTTATAAGATACTTTGCTTTGTACGGATCATAAACTAAAGCCTCACAAGTACTAAGAGATTTTTTTATATCTTCATAAATGAAATCATAGTCAATTGCTCTTCCATTTGTAGCTATAATGACTTTATCTCTTGCCCAAGTAAACAAAGGCACTCGCAAAGTTTTTTCTCTTTTGTCAATATTTGCCTTAGGCACATAATGAAAGGCTTTGATTAAATATTTATCTTTTTGCTTTTGGACTTTAACTAAAGCGGAGAAATCATCAGCTATGGATAAGTCAAATCCTAGAACACAGGGCAAGTTATCATCAAAAACAAACTCTCCAGCACAGCTAAGCCAATCGCTATAACTTATAAATTCTTCACTTGAATTAGTCCAAATATTCAAATTTTTTACCAAAAAGTTATTTTTTAGACTTGGTCTATTCTCTGCTTCAAGTGCAGTGTTTTGCATATAATCTTTTTTTAATGATATTCCATAATTTGGATTTGCTTTTGCCCAAGTTAATTCAGCAAATACATTATCATCATTTTCAGCTTTAGCAATGAAAGCAAAAAAATTATCATCTTGAATTTTATCTTCTAGAATATTTTTAGCATATTCAAACATATCATAGCAAGGACTTTGAATATTAAAGCCAGCAGTAGTAATTACTAGCATACAAGGTTGTTTTCTAGCTCCTTGGGAACTTTTAACAACTTCAAATAAAGAATTGTCAGGGTGAGCATGATATTCATCCGCTATTCCAAAAGAAACATTCAATCCATCTTCTGTATCACTATCTCGCCCTAAGGTGCTAAAGCTAACATCATTAGTTTGCAAAGTTATTACGCCGTAAGTATTTTTAGTAGCATTTCTTAAATCAGGATTTGAAGCTATCATCTTCTCTATACCATTCCACGCTAGCTTGGCTTGTTTATTTTTTGTGGCAAATATAACAACCTCTCCACCAATTTCTCCAAGTATTATACTATCAGCTAAGCCTAAAGCAGAGGCTAGAATAGTCTTACCATTTTTTCTAGGTAAAAAAATAAAAATTGTGTTAAATCTTCTAACCCATTCTTCTTTATTGTTTAATTTTTGCCAACCAAATGCAACAGAGATCATCTTCTTTTGCCAAAGTTCAAGTTTGATTTTCTCTCCTGCTAGTTCTCCTTTGTAATGTTTTAGTTGTTCGATTATTTTTATATAGCTTAATGCCAAAGCCTTGTTAAATTTAAGATTTTTTTTAATTCCTAATTTAACATCAGCTAAATCATTTTGATGTCTAATAAAGGCTTTTTCATAATAAGCTTCATACTCTTTATTTTTAAATATCATCTAAAAAACTCCCATCAATTTTCTTGACTTCTTTTGCTATATCAAACAATGATGCAGTTGGATCTTGTTTTCCTAATTTTAAATTTAATTTTTTTCTTGAGCTTATGCTAAGTCCTAGCTGATTTGCAATAGTTACTAAATTTTTTTGAATCGCTAGTATTGCTGTAAAGTTTGGGGATAAATACTCAGTTCCTGTTTTAATTGAAACTGATAAAATTCCAACTGTGGATAATTGTTTTTCTAATTCCAAATATCTCTCATAATTCTTAGCATAAATTACGATTAAAGGCTCATCAACATTGCTATAATTTTGTCCTAACTCTTTTTTGATTTCATCTATTTTTCTTAAAGCTACTTTGCCTATGATTTGTAAATGGGGCTTTTTGTCAACAGTGCTTGGGGCTTTTTTGTTGGCTCTGTGAGAAACGTTCCAATTCTCTTTTTTAACTTTTTTTGATATGGTGCTATGGTTTAGCTTATATTTCTTAGCTATGCTTCGGTATGGTAGCTTTGTGGTTTCAACTTCTAATTTGATTTTATTCCAATTCAACATTTTAACCCACCCTTTGAAAAAATAGTTTTCAAAAATTTAGTAGACCGTTCGGTGAAATCCATAAATTCTCCAAGGATTTTGATAACCCCCACTTGATTTAAAATCATTTTGAAAACCTATTTCCCTCTTGAAATTCTTTGATATTGTGACAAACTTTGCACATAGATTGAAGATTATCAAAGTGTAATTTATCTCCACCATTTTTAATTGCTTTGATATGGTCAACTGTATCAGCAAGTTTGCCACACATAACACAAAGTGGCTCTTTGCTTAGCTGTAAAGCTCTTGCTTGTTTCCAAACTTTGCTATGATAAAATTTACTCATCTCTTTATCTCTATTATTTTTATCATAAGTTTTATTTCTACTTGTTTTACATTTTGGGCAAGGTGTATAATCTTCGCCTATGTTATAAATTCCATGTATCGGACATATCTTCTTAGCCATATTAATATCCTCCTAGCAAAGTTTTTTTAGAAAGTCTAAATATAAAATTATAATCTTCTATTTGCTTTTTTGATATTTTTGAAAACACACAAGAATCTATTCTGCCTTCTAGCTCTCTTGGAAGTTTTATGTATAAAAACTTATTATCAAGTTCTAAAAATTCTGCATTAATAGAAATATTTTCTTTTAAAGCTCTCTTGAAATAGTTTTGTGGAAGTCCTAATCTCAAAGCTAAATGTTTTGCTAAGACAAAACCCTCAGGAACGAAACTATACATAACCAAACTTATTAGCTTCTAGAAGCTCAGCTATTTTTTTAGAATCTAAACAAAATTCTTTATCCTCAGTTTCAAAAGTATTTTTATTTTCATAATAATTTCCTTTTAGCTTCAGACCTTGCTTGTCGATTATCCAAATAGGTTTAGGCAAGTAGCTATCAACGAGTCCATTTAAAAATCCATCAAAATCTTTAATAAAATTTACATCAATATTTTCTTTGTAATCCTCAATTGCTTTTCTAAAATTTTTGATATTAATATTTTTAAATCTTCGCTTGTATATTTCAAAACTTCTTTTTTTATTCGATGTTTTTTTATCGTATAAATTCCAGATAATATTAAAATCTCTAGAATAATTATTTTTAATATTTTCATCTTTTTTATTTGCTGAATTTTTTAAATTCTGCATATTATTCTCTGTAGTATTCTCTGTATATATAGTATGTTGGTGTAATTTACACTTACCTGTTGGTGCTTTTTCCTCCACACAGTTGGTGAAATTTCCCCCAACTTGTTCGGGTAAATTATTCAAGGTTTCTTCATATTTTTGCCAGTCAATTTTATAAAAAGTTTTAGCAGGTAAACCCTCTAAAGATACTGTAATAAATGCTAAGTTTTTGATTTTTCTTTTAGCGCTTTTAATCTCATCTTGCGTTAAAAAAGTTTCATTTATTATCTCTTCATTGGTCTTAAAAATCTTATCTTTTTTTGAAAACCAATACATTAATTGAGACAATAAAATACCTCCAGTTGTAGAGCCTGTTAATTGTCTATAAATTGGATAATATGCTATCGGTCTTTGATTTAGTTGCTTTAAAATTCTTTTCATTTAAATCCTTTAAAATTTCTCATTTAGGTTTTGTGGCAAGTAATAACTTACTTCAGGCTCATAATTTCTTGCTTCAGTTTTTGGAGTTATTTGCCTTATAACATCAAACTTATTTAGATATTTTATTGCACCATAATTATCTTTTGCTAGCTTGATAACTCTATCATGCAAGTGAGCTCTATCTAACGATTTGCTGTCTTTTAAGTACACTTTATCTATCTCATAACTTATTCTACAAGCATCAACAAAAGCTCCTGCTCCTCTTGCTCTTGTTGTGTTATTTAAGCCTTTAGAGGCATGATGTAAAAAGATTATAGATTTGTTTTGCTCACTTGTCCAATTCAAAAAAGGTTGCATAAAAAGTCTTGCTTGGCTATTGTCGTTTTCATCCGCTCCATAAAAGGCAAGTAAGGGGTCAAACACTATAAACTTATAGTCTTTTAACTCTTGCTTCATCTGCTCTAATTTAGAGCTCATTTGCCACACTCCTTTATTCCTAGAAAGCAAAGCAAACGGAAAGTCTGAGCTTATATTTAATCTATCCAATAACTTTAAATCAAAGTTCAAAGAGTCACACAGTTTAAGTACCCTAGATTTTACTAAGCTTTGTCTGTCTTCACTTAGCCAAAGAAAAGCTTTTTTATCCTTATTTTGTCTTAAAAACCTAAGTGCTAATTGCAAAGCTAACCAAGTCTTGCCGATTCCACCAGCTGAGCTAATAAGGCTAATTGTACCGTTTGGAATAGGTAGAAAATCTTGACAATAAAACTCAGGCTCACTTGCACTTAAATCATTAGCATTTGATATATTTATTTTTTTATATCCCAAAGCTCTTATATTTTCTTCTTCTTGCTTTAGCTTTTCAAAAATATCATCATTGCTTATATTCTCATTATTTATATCTTTTTTCAAACTCAAATTAAGATTTATAAGCTCTCTTCTTTGTCTTAGCTTTTTAAGCTCATTTATATAAGCTGTGACATTAACAATAGCATTTAGAGTAAGTATCTCAATCAAAACAATATCAACTCTAGGATTGTTTATCTCTTTTCTTATGAACTCTTCATCTAGTGGTAAATCTTGTCTAAAAAGCTTTTGCATTGCTATAAAAATAATCATTGAGCTTTGTGTATAAAAATCATTTGCCTCTAAGCTATAAAATATTTCCTCACTTAGTTCAGGCTCAAATATAGCACTTGCTAATATGTTTTGTTCAATTGCTAAAACAAAAGTATTATCCATTATAAATAATATTCCACTTCTCTTGAACCAAGTGTATAGGGTCTAGTTTTTATTGCTAAGCCATCTTTTTTAAGCTCATATATTCTAGAAGATAAATTCATGCCAAAACCGTTTTTAAAAGCTTTTACTTTTGTTAAACCTAAGCCATCTTCTAAATACTCTTTTATATTTTGTTTTTGAGTTTTAATTTTTTGTGAACTATACATTTTATTTCTCCTTTATTTAATCTTTCGTAACTACACCTAAAATCCTAGCTTTCAGTTGTGCATTTGCTTTTTGTGCTTTTTCAATATCACTCAAAATTGTCTTTTTTTCTTTTTCTGTTATGATATTGTCTTCTATTGCTAACTTAACATCTTTAAATACTTCGCTATTTTCCATATTAGCTATGTCAACGCTCAGGTTAATATCAGCATTGCTTTCTTCAACTTTTATATTTTCTACAAGATTTAAGTCAAACTCTTTAGCAATAGCTTCGATAATTCTATTATCTTTGGTTAGTCTAGTTATTGCTATAATTCTGTCAATATTTAAAGGCATAGTTGTGTCTTTTGGATTTAATTGTCTATAAAGTACACCTACCGTAGTTTCTAGTTCTGCAGCAACTGGATTGATTTTGCAATTCTTTACTTTCATGTAATCAGCTACAACCTTTTGAGCTATTTCATATATCTTGTAATTTGGTAGTTCATCTGTGTTAAAAATTTCATCCATAATTATCATCTCCTTTATTTTTATAATAATTCATTAGCCCAAAGTATTGTAAGTACACATAAAATTGAAATACACATATAATTATGTTCCATTTTCTACTCCTAAAATTTGTTTATTACTTGTACTTGTGCTATGTTCATCTTTTTTTGTATCATTCTCAATGTAAGATTTAATATTTACCCAAGCGGTGTAAGGGATATTGTGATTTTGTTGCAGTAAGATAGCTTTTTTCCAACTAGGCCTAGTTTTTCCATATAAAAGTTTCTTAATGCTCTCATTTGAGTACCCTACAGTCTTTAAATGTGTAATTAAATTATTTTTTTTCATAAAGTAGTGTAATGTAAATATCCTTAATGTTTTCTTTTGCTATGTAATTTAATTACACTTAATTTAAGTAAAATATATATAATTATTAGGAGTAGACATGATTGATGGTGCAAAACTTAGTAAGTTATTGAAAATAAAATCAATTAGCTCTAAAGATTTGAGTTTGTTATTAGATAATCTTGATATAAAATTAGGCATAGAATCTATTAAAAAATACAGAATGGGTACTGTTAATATACCATCAAAAACTGTTACAGCTTTAGCTGAAATTTTAAATGTTACTGAACAAGAATTATATGTAAATGCTGATAAACAAAAAATTAAAATTACTAGAGATGAAATCAAAAAACATCCAGATAATTACAGTTCACTAATAACAGTTAATACTCTTCCTAAAAATATAAAAAAAATATCATTATTATATGGATATGTAGGTGCTGGGAGTAGTGGCTTGGTTGATGATGAGGCATTAGATGAAATCTATATTGACATTAATTTAATACTAAGTAAGTATAGAAATAATGATATTTTTGGAATCCAAATAATAGGCGATAGCATGTTGCCTTATGTAAGCAGTCAAGATATCATTTTGTATAGTTTAACTTCAAATGATTTTAATAGGACTGATGGAAAATATATCATCAATAGAAATGGCGACTTAATGCTTAAAAATGTACAGTTCTGCATAAATGGGGATATTATTATTTCTAGTGAAAATAAAGCATATAAAAATGAAACTATCTCTAAGGGTAGCGAAGAATTAGAGAATTTTAAAGTCATAGGTAGAGTTGCTGGAAGAATTTTAAAGGGATAAAAGTAAATTAAATTTTAAAGGTATAATATGTATTTTGATAGATATGTTTTAAGAACAAAAAATAATGATTTAATGGATATTTTTGATTCAAAGAATATTAAAAATAAAATGTTTAAAAAAAAGGCATTGTTTGGTGCAACACAAGAGGTTTATAATGATAAACCATTGTCATATAATTTTGATTATGCAGCATATCATCATCTTTCATCTACCTTCACAAAGCCAAGACTGCTAAGCACAATTAATAATTACCAACTATATTCATATAACTTCATATATGCTAAAACAAAAGATAATCAAGCTATAGTAGATACCAAAACTTGGGAAGAATTGGAACAATTGGATATTTTTAAAGGTCCAGCCAATAACCTAAAAATTTACTTTATTTTATACGACAACATGATAAAGTTTTCTGTAGAGAGTCAATATCAAGCATTGCCAAGAACTGCCATATGCGATTTAATAAAATTATCTATCGATAAATGTTTTTTAAATACAGTTAAACTTGAAGAAGGCAGGGAATTAAGTATTTATAATAAAGATGATTTTGAAATTGGTCTTGATTATAGTCAGGCTGATTTTAAAAAAATTTACAATGATTCGAAAAAAAATAAAAAAATTATTTTTCATATAGATACTCAAAAAGAATTTGATGAAGATATAAACAGTAGTAAAATAGAATACAGCTTCAAGTCAACCTCGATGCTGGAAAAAGCCATTGAAATAGCAAAATTAAAATTCAATTCAGGCAATATTGCTAGATATGTGATAAAATGTGAAGATAGTGATGGCAAAACAGCTTCGATAACTAATGCCTTAAATTTGTCTGATTGGGAACAACCAGCTAGGAAGCGTATTGACCAAAAAGACATTGAGGATGATGACTACAAACAATTAAAAGATTTTTTAAGGATTTAAATTGATATTGAATATTTTTAAGGAGTATATCAAGATAAGAAAAGAGTTCAAAATTCACACCTTCTTCTATTATTTTAAAAAAATATGTATGCCATTTATCTTTAGTACAATTATTTTTTGTTTGTACTATTATTTTTTTAAACAGATAAATCATAAAAATATTGCGACTGCGTTAGTTTCAATAAATTCTATAGTAGCGGCTTTTTTAGTTTTATCTTTAACTATTTTACTAACACAAGACATTAAAGGTAAAATTCCTAATAAAGGTCATAACTACAAGGAGCTTTTGATTAATAATGCCGAAGTAAGCGTCGTGTTAGTGTTGTCTTCTATATTAATAAATCTATTTTATATGTTGATATCTAACCCAACCTTTGTGGGCAATAGAACTCTAACTATAGAAAAATACAGCTGTTTTTTAAATATAATAAGTTTTTTTTCTATTTTTTCAACTGTATTGGTGATTCAGATTGCGATATATGATTTATTATACATTTCAAGCAAGATGAAGGGGACAAGACATTAAATTATTATTTACACCAATCTATCTTAGTACCACCATTATATCTAACAGCGTAGCCAGCCTTTAAAAGTTGGCTTCCAACGGATACGCCATCTGCATAAACATTAGCAATTATTCTAAAGTATTTACCTCTTTTTATATCCTTAAGTTCTATATATTTAGCATTTATCAATAACGAAGTAGTAAGCTTCTTAGCCTTAATAGCTAGGACTTTTTCTTTTGTACATTTAGCTTTCATCTCAGGTGCATCTATACCATTTATCCTTATACTCATTCTGTATCCCACTATTTTTGGATAATTCTTAATATCAGCTCTAAATGTATCGCCATCATAAACACTTGTAATTTTTGATACAACTTCACTTTTAAACTTTATATTTTTTAATGCTTCACCATTCAAAAAAGCTATTAAACTTATTGATAATATTATTATTTTAAGCACAGTTATCCTTTTAATAATTATACCCTTTTTATAAAGATATTGACAAAGTGTAAAATATGTAATTAAATTACGCTAATAAAGAAAACTTTAAGGGTAATTAGATTACACTTTCAACATAACAACTTGAGAGCAACTAAACTTTTAATTTTGTTAGTTATTTAAAAACTCAATGTTCAAATCCCCAAGTTTAAAATGTTCAAATAGCATTTAGGAGGTACGAAATAGCCCAAGGGTTAAATATTTTGTTTTTATTTGTGAGGCTGTGGCACGCCAAGAAAAGTAAGTTGCAAAATTAGGGTAAAGAATAAAATAAAGGAAAAACTATGTCAACAATCACAATTCCCAAAAATAGCAACATAGAAAGTCTAGGTGCTTTTGTTATCAAAAGAGAAGAAACCAATAAAGAAATTAGAGATTTGAAAGCTAAATATGCACAATTAAATATAATTATATTAAATACTAGCTTTGAGCTAGAAGAATTATCTCTAGCTTTCAAAGATGATCCACTAAGTAAATATTTTAATTCGTTTGCAAGATTGAAAATGGAGATAATGTCAAAAAACTTATTGCATAAAGTAAAATTTTAAAGGAGTAAAAATGAATATTTTTATAAATACAATTTTAGCATTTTTTGCTTTATGCTTATTTGCTTTGGCAGTTTTAGAGCTTGATTATTTTTTGATGCTTTACAAAGAAAAAAAACCAAAAAAGAAGATGGAATATAAAATAAGAAAAAAGGATTAAAGATGAGTCGTATTTCAATGTGTGATGGATTAAATGATGGGTGTAGCTGTGGAGAATTAAACGAATTAAATAGCGTCATTTTGGAAAAAAAAGATATAGAATTGATGGAGTCATTTTGTAGCGACATCGACAAAGATTCTCCTGATTTAGATTTATGTAAAAATTGCATAGACAATATAAATGAGAATTTTGATGAAGATTATCCCTTGTTAATAGAAGAAAATGCTTTTTATGGGTCATACAAAATAAATAAAAAAGCACGAATAATAGTATAAAAGGATTTAAAAATGCAAACTAAAAAATTAAACAAGGAGTTAAAAAATGAATAAAGAAGAATTTGAAGAAACAGCTAAAAGAAGTGCAGTTCCTTTTATAAAAAAAGGTATGAGAATTGAAATGAATGGTAAAAGTGGAATTATTAAGGACTTTAACAGAAGTGCAAATCTTGATGTATTGTTTGATGGAGACAAGAAAAAATCAAATTGTCATCCCACTTGGGAGACTGTGTATTTTGATAAAGATAATAATATTATTGTAGATTTTAGAAATATAAAAAATGCAAACTAAAAAATTAAGCTTGCTAGAAACCATAACAAGTACAGGAGTAGGCTTCATCATTTCACTTGTGCTAATAAGCATAGTTCTACCACTATTTGGATTTAAATCTCACTTTAGCCAAAATCTAGCTATTACAATTATTTTTACAGTAGCTAGTATCCTAAGAGGCTATTTTGTGCGAAGATTTTTTAACTATATCAAATATTAAGGAGTAAAAAAATGGAAGAGAATAGAATATTAAGATTAAAAGAAGTCGTGAAATTAACTGGTATGCCTGTATCATCAATTTATTTTAATATGAAAAAAGGTACATTTCCAAAACAAGTTAAACTTACTGTTAAAAGTGTAGGTTGGCGAGCAGGTGCGATTGATGAATATTTAAAGAGTAGGGTGGAAGTGAGTTAGTGATTTTTAGCACTTGCTAAATTATCCAAAAAGTTACTCCACCAGTTCATAAGCTCAAACCTATCATCTAAATATATAGCTTTATTATAAACTCGGTGCACACTATTACCAACATCATGTGCTAATTGCATTTCTATGATATCGCTTTGGATTTTATGAACTCTGATATTTTCATGTAGTAATGTGCTAGCTGTATGTCTAAAACCATGAGCAGTTACATCAAATCCCATTCGCTTTAATCCAAAGTTTAAAGTATTTTCACTGAGTGCTTTATCATTTGATATCCTAGATGGAAATACAAATTTACTAACTTTGTAACTGATATTTTTCATATCGTTTATAGTATTTAAGACAGTATTTGTAAGAGGCACGATATGCTCTCGCTTCATTTTCATTTCATCAGCACTTATAGTCCATATTTTTTTATCAAAATCTATGTCACACCATTTCATAAACCTAAGATTTGATGGTCTTACAAAAACATAAGGTAATATTGATAGCGCCATTTTAGTATTATAATCACCACTATAATTTTTAGTAGCTATTAATATTTTTCTTAGCTCGACTTCATCCGTAGTGTGTTTAAGGTTATTTACTTTTACTGTTCTAAATGCTAGTCTTTTGTCTAAATCTAACATAATGTTTCTTTTGGCATATCCTTGCATTACACCATATTTATATATTCGTTCAACTATGCTAAAAGTTTTTTTAGCACTTACATTAGATCCTCTTTTGTCTATTAGCTGAAGAGCTCTTAACATAGTTAAAGGCTCTATATTGTCCATCGCTTCATCACCTAGGTATGGAAAAATATCTTTTTCTAGTTTTTGCTTACTATCTTTCATATAATTAGCACTAAGGTCTTCTCTGATATTAAAATATTCTAGTGCAACATTTTTAAATAAATTGCTATTTTGTCTTTGCTCTATTTTTTTACTCAGTGCTTTTGATGAAGGGTTTATATCATCTCTTATTTTTTGTTTAATATTGAGTGTTTTCTCCCTTGCTTCTTTAAGAGAAACTCTGGGATAGTCACCTAAACTTAAAGAATTTCTTTTTTTGTGGAATGTATAATCTAAACGCCATCTTTTTCTACCATCAGGAAATATTAATAAGGACATTCCAGCACCATCAAAAAGCTTGTATTGCTTGTCTTTTGGCTTTGCTTTTGTAATTTTAATATCACTTAGAGGCTTTACAATTTTAGGCAT